GCCCAGCCCTCGGCCTGCTCGACGCCGTCCAGATAGACGCGCACGGTGCCCGCCACCGGCAGCGCGATGCGCCGCGCCTGCGCGTCGTCCCGCTCGCCGCCGCCGCGATAATGTTTGACCAGCGCAAAGCGCGTCTCGGCGCCGTCGCCGCTGCCGATGTCCTCGCCCGCGCCGGCATGGTCGAACGGATCGCGAAAGCGAAAACCGCGCACCGGCCCGCGCCGCGCGCGAAAGAAATCGATCAGCGCGGCGACATCGGCCTCAGATCGCACCCCCGGCCCGGCATCGTAGCGCATCCGCGCATCGGCCCAGTGCAGCACGCGCTGCTCATGGCCCGATCCGGTCTCGACGATGTCGGCGGAAAACTCGGTCACCGCCTCGGCCTCGCGGCCGATCGCGATCGGGAAATCGACCGCATCGAATCCGTGCATATCCTCTCCTGTCGCAAAATGCGTGAAGCCGTCGCGCAGCACCTGCGGCAGCGCCCAGACATAGCTCGCCGCCACCCCGCGCGCCCGCGCCGCCACCGCCGCGGCCTCGATCGCGTGCCACTGCTGCGCGTCCTCGGCGGCGAGCACGAAGCCCGCGAGATAATGCTGGCGCGCGACCGGATAGCCGAGCCGCGCCGTCGCCGCCGCGAGGCCGCGCGCGCTCTCGCCGCGCCGCCCCGCCGTCACCCAGTCGTAATCCTCGATCTGGAGGACGTCGAACGCCGGGTCGGCCCAGCCGGTCGGCAGGTTGGCGCGCACCAGCTCGGGCGCCGCGCGGTCGAGCAGCGTCGGCAGATAGACGAGCAGGTGGCACACGACGTCGGGATATTTCTGCCTCAGGATGGCGCATAGCGTCGCCGTCGATGTCGCGAGCAACGCGCCCGCAGCATCGAGCATCGCGATCTCGGCGGCGCTCCTGGCGCCGTCGATCGTCGCGATCGGCACCGACAGCGGGCCCAGCGCCCCGCGCGCCGCATCGTCGTAGAGGCAGATTTCGCGGTTGCCCGCGCCGTCCGCGGGCATCACCCACCACCACGGCTCGCCGACCTGGAATTGCGGCGCCAGCCCCGCCGCCGCACCGATGCTCAGAAAGCCGCGCGCGACGCGCTGCAGATAGAGCATCGCCGCCTGGTTCGCCGGCGACAGCAGCGTCGACGGCGGCTCCCAGCCGGTCAGCGCGGGCGCGCCCGATGCGCTGCGCTGCTTCCACGCGGCGGGACAATAAGCGTCGAACAGCTCGTAGCTCAGCGACCAGATCAGCCCCAGCCCGCGTTCGGCGCAGGCGATCGCAAAGGCCGCGTGCCAGGCGCGGCACGGCGCCGCGATCGCCCCCAGGGGATCGACTCGCCCGTCGTTCGCCAGCGCGGGATAATGGCTCATCCCGACATAATGCAGCACGTCGCCGCGATAGCCGAGCCGCACGATCTGCTCGACGACGCGCTGCGGCGTCAGGTTGTAGAGATCGTCATAGCCCGTCGCCATGCCCAGCCCGTGCGGCGCCGGCATCGCATCGCCGATCGCGAGCACCGATCCCGACCCGTCGCACGCGATCTCGCTCAGCTCGGCCCAGCCCGTCTGCGCCGCCGCCAGCGCCCCCGCGCTGCCGTCATAGCCCGGCGGCACCAGCGAGATGAACATGCGGTCGATATCGCCCGCCCACACCGGGTCGGCCTCGCCCGGCAGCAGGAAGCCGCCGTCGAGCGCGGCGAAGTCGATCGTCACCCGCGCGTCCTCGGGGGTGCCGACCGCATAGTTCCACAGCCGCACATACCAGGCGCGCGGATCGCCCGCCGCGTCGCGCCCCTCGATCGTCAGCGTCGGCCCGTGCAGCGCGTCGAGCGGCTTGACCCCGCCCGACCGCCAGCGGAACGACAGCACGCAGCGCGAAAACTCGCGGCTCGTCGCATAGGCGAGCAAGGGATGCGAGCGCGTATCGGCCGCCTCCCAGATGATCCCGGCGAGATCGCCCTTGTCGTAAAACACCGCATCGACGCGCAGGCCATGCGCCCCGCTCACGCAGGCCGCCGCCAGCATCGGCCGCGGAAAATCGACGCACCAGTATCGCGGATCGAACCGCTTCACCCACGCCGCATCGCGATGCGCCGGCGGCGCATCCTCACGCGCGACCAGATGATAGGCCATGATGATCTGCCTTTCCCCTCTCCCCGTTCGGGGAGAGGCAACGGAGCTTGGCAGCTTGCTGCCCCAGCGAAGTGGAGAGGGGCGCGCCGCGCGACCCGGCCTGCCTCACCCCGCCTCGATCAGCGCGCTGCGCACCGCGCGCGCGACCTGGCGTCCCGACCGCGCCATGCGTTCGGGGCTCGCGCCCTGCCCGCCATGGACGTTGACCGTGATGCGCACGTCGCGCACCGCGCCGACCCCGCCGCCCGCCGCCTCGATCCGCCCCGCCGCCGTGGGCACGAACAGTTCGGGCCCGCGCTCGCCGACGATATAGCCGCGCCCGCCGCTCACCGGCCCGCCCGTCGCGCGGCCCGGCAGGCCGAGCAGCCCGGCGAGCAATCCGCCCGCGCCGCCGCCCCCGCCCGCCGCGCCGCCGCCGCGCCCGAGCAGCGCGTCGAGCCCCGCCGCGACCGCCTGGCGCGCGATATCGGCGAGCACCGACAATGCCACCCGGCGCAGGTCCTCGAACCCGAACTTGCCCGTCACGATCGCGCGCGTCAGCGCGCTCTCCAATGCCCGCCCGGCGCGCTCGAGCCCGTGCGCGAGCGGCCCCTCGAGCTCGGCGCGCATCGACGCGATATCGCGCGAAAAGCCGCTGGTATCGGCGCGCACGCCGATCACCAGCGTCTCGATCTCCTCATCCATCGGGATAACGCTCCTGCAAAGTTTCGATTCTCGCGCGCGTCACCGCGCCGGCGCCGGCGCCATCGCCCCCGCTCGCCGCCGCCAGGATCGCCGCCAGCTCGCCCGGCGTCGCGCGCCAGAATTCGTCCGGGGTCCAGTGCAACGCCCAGCAGGCCGCCCCCGCCAGCCGCGCGGCGGCGGCGGCAAATTCCTCCCCGGAACGGGGAGGGGGACCGCCGCAAGGCGGTGGAGGGGTGGTCACCGCCCCTGCAGGATCTGCGACAGGATCGTCCGCAGCACCGGGCTCGTCGCCGCCAGCCCGCGCGCCGCGATCGCCTCGCCGACATCGTCCCTGGTCAGCGCGTCGGGCGGCGCGTCGATGCAATGCCAGATCAGGCTCGCGGTCTCGGCGAGCGTCAGCCCGCCCGCCGCCGCGCGCTCGACCAGCGCGAACAGCGGTCCCAGCTCGGCCTCGGCCGCAACCAGCGCGGCAAAGCTCGGTCGCAGCACGTACGCCGTCCCGGCGACCTCGAAGTCCGCCTCGCCGCGCGCCGCGTTCGCCGGCCCGCTCACAGGCTCGCCACCGGCCCGCTCGACTCCAGGCTCAGCGTATAATTGCGCTCGCCATTGTAATCGCCGGCATAATCGAGCCGCGTGATCAGGAACCGCCCCTGCATCCGCTCGCCGCCCTCGAAGCTCAGCTCGTAATCGTCGATCAGGCCGCTCAAAGCATGGCCCTTGATCCGCCCCTCGGCGGCCGATCCGGTGAAGATCCCCGCGCCCGACACGCTGACCGACCGCACCCCAGCGCCCGACAGCAATTCGCGCCAGCCGCCCGAATCCTTGGTCGTCACGTTGACGCCCTCGCCGTTGATCGACAGCTGCGTCGTGCGCAGCCCGGCGATCGTGGCATATTGCGGCGGCGCGCCGCCGTCGCCGACCTTGAGCAGGAAGGCACTACCGCTTTCGATGGCCATGTGATAATCTCCTTTGGTGTTGGATTGCCTTGCCGAAACCTTCCGTACGGGGGACTCGCCATGCTGATTTCCGCTCTCGTCCTCGCGCTCGCCGCCCAGGCGTCGCCGACCGCCGCGCCACAGCGCGCGTTCGTCGACTGTCTCGAGGACGAACTCGTTTCCGCGCTCGACGACCGGGTCCAACCCGACGCCTTTGCCGCCGCGCTCAAGACCAAATGCACCGATCAGGAGGCCGCCTATCGCGCCGCGATGGTCCGCGCCGATCGCGGCGCCGGCATCGCGCAAAAGGACGCCGACGAATCCGCCGCCGACGAAATCGCCTATTGGCGCGACAAGTTCACCGCCGAATACGGCGATTATTTCAAGGACAATGCCCGCCCCGGCCGCCGCTGACGCCGCGCGCGCGCCTCACGGCAGGGCCAGCGCGCGCACCCGCAGGTCGATCACCACTTCCCAGTCTCCCGCCCGCGTCCGCCGCAGCAGCGACTTGCGCAGCCGGATCGTCGCGATCGTCACGCCGTCGCCGTCGCGCGCGATGCCCAGCGCCGCCGCGCTCAGCAGCCCCCCCAGTTGCGCCGCCTCGTCGCCGCCGCGCTCGGCGCTGACCGCGCTCAGCGTCAGCGTCAGCTCGCGCCCCGCGCAATCCTTGGTCCCCCAGTCGCCCGCCCCGACCGGCCCGGCGATCGCATAAGGCGGCGTCAGCCCCGGCTCGCCGGGCTCGAACACGCCGTTGATCGCCGCGCCCAGCGCCGCGTCGGCGCGCAGCGCGGCGATCAGCCGCCCGCGCACGACCGCTTCGAAGGCCGGCGCGGTCATCGCGCTCCCTCCCCGCCATCGCCCAGCATCAGCTCGGGCAGCCGCAGCCGCGCATCGCGCGCCATCGCCCGCCCCAGCCCGCGCCCGCTGATCCGCAGCGCGCCCAGCTCGCGCTCGACGCGGAGCGCCGGATGCTCGGCGCCGATCGCCGCGGCAAGCCCGGCGACGCGCCGCTCGACCCGCGCGGCGGCCGCGCGCTCGGCGCGCGCGACCAGCGCGGCGCGATCGATTCCGCCGCTCACAGCCGCAGCCGCCGCCACGGCCGCCACAAGGCGGTCACCGCCGCCGGCGGCGCCTCATTGCCGCCATCGCTCGATCCTCCGCCGCGCGTGGCATAGAGATGCGCGACCATCCGCAGCAATCCCTGGCGCAGCCCGTCGGGGACGCCCGCGGCCGCGACCGCCAGCCCGGCGCGATAGCGCACCTGCGCCGGGCCGCTGCCCTTGATCCGCACCCAGCCGTCGCCGGCAATGTCGATATCGGCGTCGTAGCCCGTGCTCGCGACCGCCGCGCCCGCCATCGTCTCGACGCTCTCGATCGCGCGCACCGGCGTCGCGCCGAGCCGCTGCCAGCCGCCGCCCGCGATTGCGGTGCTGCAGCCGCGCTCGATCAGCAGCTGGCCGGTAAAGCTCTCGCACATCGCGCCCGCCGCCGCGATCAGCGCGGCGATCGTCGCGTCCTCGCCGGCGCCGGCGATCCGCAGCCAGTCCTTCGCTTCGACCAGCGCCAGCGGCGGCGCGCCTGGCTCGTCGATCACGGTTGCGCCCACCACGCGGGCGGGATCCTTGGCGAACACGCCCATATCCGGGTCCTCCGATTGGCACGCGCCAGCGCGCGCGAAATGGAAACCCGGCCCGCCCCAGGGGAACGGACGGACCGGGCTCTCGTGCCCCCTCCC